AACCGTGCTTGATGACCACCTGGGAGTAGTTTTGGAACGTGTTGGTGTAATACTGCGACGCTGCGTAGGCCGTAGTGTTCCCACTTTCGTCCACCGTGCGTACTTCGGTGATAGAGATAAGCGGCGGGTAAGGCAATTCGACCAATCCACTATCCGGCCAACAGTCCATGCTCAAAACAATGGATTGTTCGATGAATGCCCGGCCCAGGTATCTCTCCAGCGCCTGCCGAACACCCTTTATCAAACTCTCGATAAGGGCGTCCTCGTGGGTGCCTTCTACCTTGACGAACTGCTTGACCTCATCCAGCCCCACGGCTTCGTTGGCAGGGGCCGTTTTAACCACCCACTCCATATTCGCCCGAGACTTGGGTGGGTAAAGCGTGCTCATGTCTGCCGAGTACGCCGGTGGTGGTGACGATGTACCGGTGCCGGTGCCGGTTCCGGTTTCTCTGTCTGGGCGGGGGCGACCTTATTTTCCGGGGCACCAACCTCCGCCTTGTCGTCGGTCTTACCCGCCCGCTGGGCCTTGCCGCCATCCACAAACGACCGGGCTAGATTGTACGGCAAGTCGTACTCCTGGCCCGCGTGGAAAGTGTCAATGCGCCATCCATTGACACTACCCACCGTGGTGGCCAGCATTTTGACGCGAATGATTGCCTGTTCCATCAGCAACCTCCTTTTCAAGCCCTGGGGAGGAGGCCCCATTGCCTCCTCCCTTTTTGGCTTTTCCCCGACCAGTTAGGTTAAGCGTTCGGAGTAGCAACCGGCCATTGACTGGCCCTACCCAGAACCGCCAGGGCATCGAGATAGTGGGCGGCCGAGAACGTGGCAGGCACCGCTTCGATGACTACCCGCACGTACCGCTTGGGTCCCCGATACCCTACGTACTTGACTTCGCCGCTGTCCGTGGACGCAGCCACAGTGCCCCAGATGCCACTAGCTACGGCTGCCGAGGTCCCAAAACGGATCATGTCGATGCTTCCGCAATCGGCATAATCGCTAGGGCCCGCACCCAATGCACTGGCGTCCGTGTGCTGCAAACGCAGTGCAAAGTAGGACGTGGTGGAGGCACTGGTCAGCGCCCCGATATTCACCGCCACAGCGATGGCGTCGTAGCCCTGGGTGTCGATGTCAGCACCGTTGACCGACGCCGTGACCTGCGCCGAGGGTACTGCTTGGAAGAACTTGAGACTGGAAACGATTTCTCGGTTCATCGGACTAGGTTATCCTCCTTTCGTTCAGCCTATCCCTTAGGGGATGGACTGGAGTTTGAGTGCCTGGAAGTTCACTACGTCCCCGCCGACCCGACGCCGCGTGTAGAACTCGACGAAGGGCTTAACCGTGTACGGGTCACGCTGGATGCTGATCCCAGCCCGATCGACCACGGTGTAGGCCTGAGACATGTCTCCCAAGGCGATGGGCAACGCCCCCGATGCAACGATTGGCATGGTCGTACCCTCCCGCACCGGCGTCCCCAAGAACAGGGAAGGCTGACCCTGTTGCAGACTGGGCAGCCACAGCGGACGATTGGTCGTGTCCTTGAACTGCATGATGGCCATGACCGACAGCCTGTTCATGAGGAAGGTCGCCCGCGTACGGTACGGCTCCAACAGCGTGTAGAACAGAGCGATGAGCTGGCTGGCGTTGAGGACGGAGTCCCCGGCCGTAACCTGCTCGATGGTTCCAAACGTGGTGCCGTTGGAGTAGGTCAGGAATCCGCGAGGCTTGCCCACACCGTCGCCGGTTACGAAGGCAGCACCTTCCAACCGAGCAAACTTATCGGCCACCTTGCGGGCCAACCACGCCTCCACGTTGGTGTTCGCGTCATCCAAGAGCTTCTGGGTGGCGCGAGGCCGTGCCGCCATGCCGTGCACCGGAATGGAGATCTTTTTCCACTGCGGCGTGGAGGTCTCGGCGATTGCGGTCAGCTCGTGCTCCCAACCCGCGCCTGCCTCGTCCAAATCCTCCATGATCTCCAGGGTATCGGTCCCGATGCGCTCCACCGTCGCTAGCTGACGGATGGGGTCGTACTCCCGGACGAAGTTGATGATCCGCGCCGACATCTCCGGGGGTACCAGGATGCCGCCGTCCGGGTCGATACCCACAGACAGATATCGCTTCTCGTCCGCAGACAGGTCCGTTCGTTCGTCCACCCGCAGGTGTTTGTGGAACGTGTCCACGTACTGCCGGTACGCGTCCATATCCACCTTGTCGCGGGGAACGCCGGTCTTGGGCAGGGCCTTTCTCACGGAAAGGGCTTCGGTGTGGAACATCAGGGCATTTTTAAATTCCTCCCTCTCGTCCATGCCCGGCTGACTCCCGCCCCGAGCCAACTTCCTGTACAACGTCTCCAACTGATCCGAGCGTTCGTTCACGCTCTTCTGGAGCGCCTCCTGGCGGGTCATGATGTCTTCCTGGAGTTTGCTGATCTTGTTTTGCGTCAGCTCGTCCATGTCCTTCTTGCCCTTGTCAAACTCCTTGCGGAGCTCAACCAGGTTGCGTTGGAGGCCGTCGGTGATTTCTTTGGTGTTGGCCCCCAACCGCTTGATCTCTTCGACTACGGCCGCATGCGTCTCCGGCTCCCGCGTAGAGTTAGGATTCCCGCCAGGGTCGTCCTTAAACTCATACGTAGGCCGTTTACGATGCAAGTCCGCAATGCCTTGGTTGAACTTCATCGTCTCGCTCCCTCCTTATAGAGTGATTTCCTTGAATACCTCAAGCGAGGCATTCGTCTCACGCAAGCTCTTCAAAATCGCTTGCGCCGCCTGGTCCATTTCCCCGCTGGAATCCTCTGCATCCCGCAGATTACCCAAACCGGGCCGACACAGGCTCACCAGGTACTTCGCCTCGGAGTGGGACAACCCTGCTTCCCGCAGGGCTTTCTCCAATTCCCGAGGCGAGACCGCCTGAATGATGCTCTTGACACGGCTGACCGAAGCCCGTTTCCCCGCCGCTGGGAACGTGACCAAGGAAATTTCCCACAGGTCCACTTCTTCCAAGTAGCGGACCTTCTTGGTTTCATCTATTCGATACTTGACGGTGTTGAATCCAATGGACAGGCCACGCACCGCGCCGACGCGGGCCAATTGATAGGCGTCGTTGCCTTTACTGGCCTTGACCGCCAATAGCCCTTCGACGTTGAGCCCTTTACTATCCTCTTGAATTTGTTGCCAAGCACCGATGGGCTCAAAGGGAATGTGCTGCCAAAGCATGGCGATACCTAACCCGCTATGCCCTCCCTTTTCGATGCTCGTTTGGAAGGCACCAGGTTCGACAATATCCCCGTAGGAGTCAGGAGGACCGCCAAACGCCGACGCATAGCCCTGGAAAGACCCGTCCTCTTTGACGCTCTCCTTCTTGAGCTCAAACGGGAAGTCCAGGGTTTCTGTCTTGCCCGAGAGCAAGCCCTCCTGAAAGTCCGAAATACTTTGCGTTTGGGATTTAAGCATCGCCTCTCCCTCCTCCTATTAAAAAATTTTAAACGATTTCATTTAATACTAAAAGTAAAAAATCTGACTTTTTCATACGCCTTCCTCAGCCTCCCGCGTGTGGTGGATGACCACGCATCGGCAGTTAATGACGTTCCAAGCACTGCCCCGAGGATCCCCTGGATATGCCAAATGTTCCCCACCCACCAAGAAATCCTCGTGCTGTTGTCTCATCTGCCCATTGGCCCGGATGTGCTGCCCCCGAGTCCGATCATCTATGAACGCCACCCACTCTTTGGTGACCTTGAGCCCCGTGGCTTTGACCGCCTCTTCGGTAGCAAAATTACTCGCCATGTGCATCTCGGTCCGAGCGATACGCTTAGCCCGAATCCAATTAAACCGGCGTTTGGTGTCTCTCTCACGAATGCTCTTGGCTATCTCCTTGTACGTCTTGCCCTGCCCCACACCTTGCTGAACAAGCCTACCCAGCATACGCTTAGTAGTTTGGGAAACCCGCGTGACCTTCTCCGCCGAATATAGCGTGGTGAAGGTCGTGAAGTTGCTCCAGAATGCCTGGCCCAAAGCACCCAGCTCAACAACCTCTGTTCGCGTCTCCGTTGGTCCTGCTATCGACTTAGGCAAGTTCCTGGACACCTCTTCCAGCATGATCGCGCCGATTCGACGGAATGCCCGGTGGTACACTTCTTTCAGTTCCGGCGTGTATTGATCTACCACGCCTACGTCCACGATACCGTTCTCGACCAAGTCGGCCATGTGTCTGTATTGCACCCCCAAGGCCTGTCGCATCTGCCGCCGCATCTGTGCAGCCGGACCCCGCTGGAGCCTAAGAACAACCCGCTGAATCCGGGCCTTAGCCCTGGGGTTGCGTACGTCCAGGATCATCCCGCCGCCGCCTCTTCCTCCTCTTCGAGTTCTTCCTCTTCTTCAACCTCTTCCTCGCCTTGTCCTACATCCTCTTCCTCCTCCTGTTCTTCCCCTAGCGGAACCATCGTTGCGGGAACCAGAATCACGTTTCCTTTGCCATCCGGCAACGTATCATATCCGGTTAACTCCCGTTTCTCGTCCACGGTCAGCCAATCCGCGTCCTGCGCCTTCTTCCAAGTTTCTGCCCTACGCGGCTCCATGGCAGGTACCGAATCCAAGTCAGGCACCAACAGCAAATTAGGTTCAAGCAAGAAGCGGGATAGGCGATCCTGGAACACGCGGACGTAAAATAATACCGTGGTCTCCCAAAAGTCCAACCTGGCTTCCTTGTAATTGCTATAAGTGTTGTCCCCCGGGATACCCAAAAGCATTGGGGGAACACCCCACGCCAAGGCGATGCGCCTGGCGAATTCCCGGCCGCCTTCCAAGTAGTCCATGTCCTTGGGGGACCACCCAAACGGCTCAACCTCGACGCCACCTTCCCCTTCTAGTACTAGAGACCGACCCGCGTTGGTTGGTCCGCTGAAGTCCTCCAACAGCTGACGCTTGATATCCTCCCGCTGCTCCGGGGACAAACCAGATTTGAAAGACATAACCAAGCCAGGCCTGGCTTGGTTCCGCAGCAACGTCAAGTTCCACTCCGTCCCTGCGTTACTGGAGTCTATCTCTCTGGCCGCCGGTTCTGTCGGGCTGCCCCCAAACCAATCGTCCAACGGGTGAAACAACTTGATGTGCAGCATGTCGCTCTTGCCGGAAACGGGGTCGATCGGGAAAATAACCTTATCCCCAGTTCCGGCGTCAAACACGTAATCCGTGACAAGGCCCCGATCGTTGACCTTGATAGAGCAGTAATCCGGACGGTGCGCGTAAATCTCTTTGACCAATCCGACATTGCCCCCGCCAGACATCGCGACCTTTTCCAGCCAGCCGTTGCCGGTCAAGGCCAAAAAGGAAGTCGCTCGATTTAAGAACTCGGACCAACCCTGATCCATATTGGGATTGTCCATGAGGTCGTAAACCGGGTGATCGTCCACGTCCTCTGTCTTGCCCCGCGCCAGTTTGCGTACCACGTACCACTCCACCGACGCGACGGCGTGGGCGATCATTTGAATGGAGCGGAATGTGATCGTGTTGAGGAGGAACGCTTCCTGGGCCCACTGTTTGTAGTTCTTTTTGGGCCAGACGTCCCGCTGCCCCCCCGTGACTATGACACCCTGGGTGCGGGAGGCCTTGGTAAATAAATTGACAAGCCACTGGCGGATCAGTCCAGGTTGTTTCCTCATGTGTAGGTCTCCTCAACAATGACTTTGGCCGTGAAGCCCTTCGGAACCGTGAACTTGCCCCCAGCCCCCTGTACGGTCAACTCCACGCCGTATTCCCCCGGCGTATCGGTATCTGCTGAGGCCCAGCGGTATGCCACCCCGCCCAGAATGCCGGACATGGTGTTCATCACGGCCATGCTGACCTTGTTTGTCAACGTAGACAGGTTCCGCATGGTGAAATACACGGCCGTCCCACTCAGGTCCATCGCCCCTTGGTAACTGCGGATAATGGCCTCATAGTACGGCAAGCGGTCACCTTTTTTGATCAAGAAATCCTCTACCATGTCGCCTCCTCCTCCCCGTCCTCCTGGTGAAACAACTCGTGTGGCCGCTTGGCCATACCAAACACATAAGCCATCCACGGATACTGCCGGACTGGTTCCCCCGGTTCTTCTACTTCGACCAACGTCAAGATGCCGTCTGTAACCAGGCTCTCGACTCCGTGCAAAAGTCCGCCCTGGACAACGGGATGTGCATCGTGTAAGAGGCCCCGCCAGAGACAATCTGCGCCGCTACCTCCCCACTAACCCGCTCACAATCAATACTTTGCGATCCCCTACCGGAAACAGGATCATTCTGCGTTACACTCCCGAGAACGTGTGGTTGACGAATATCTTGAGCGTGTCGCTACTGGTCTTGTCAAACGCCGCCGTGAACAAGGCCCGGTTGATGATGTTACTTGGATTGGCGTAGCTGTCCGCCACGGCCACTTCGACGATGCCCGCCTGACTGGCGTCCGCTGTGCCCCAAGTAGCCCGCCACGTGACCACGTTGGACGCGGCAGACGTGTTGTCCGTGTCCGTGTCCGAGGTCATTGGGTAGTCCACGTCCAGGGCTTGTCCGCAACTGGCAAACGAGGTCAGCACGTCGGCGTCGCCGGCACTCGGCGCGGTGCTGTTGATCCCCAGCCGCAAAGCGGTCAGCGTGAAGGCCGACGCCTCGGCCGCGCCTGCCGCTGCATAGTACTGATTGCCCTTGGTGGTCAGGATGTTCTTGCCCCAAATACGCCGCTTCTTGCCTGTACGCCGATTCTCCAGCACGGCCAGGACGTTGTACCGACCCGCCCACTTGCGGAAAAATGCCAAATCCACGTCCATGTCCAAGATTCTCATCTATGTACCTCCTTGATTGCCATCGCATTCTCCCGCACCCGCATCTCTTCCCGTTCAGCGTCGCTCCGAACCACCCGGACAAAGATAAAGAACATGAATAGGACGGCCAAGGCACCAACGCCAGCCAAAGACCACAGGATAATCCAGCCCATCATCACCACCTCCCGCTGAAAAACGTCCTGGGCTTCTTTTGGTGCGTGAATGTCCGCGCCCGGCTCTCGGACGGCAGGGTTTCCAAGCCCAGCATCCAGCGGACCACGCCCTCCGCTATAGAAACCGCTTCGGCCGCCAGGCGGTGGAATCCGGCTATCCTGCGGGGTCCGTCCTGCACTTGCACCGTGTCGGCGGCCTGTTGGACCGCGGCCTGGGTAAAGTCCTCGACCTCAATCAGGGACATTCCCGCAACCATACGCCAAACCGCGCCCCAATACCCGATACTGCCCAGCAAGATGTCCGGACGGCCGGAGGCATCTATGGTCTCGTCGCCTACCTTCAGCGCGTCAACCCAAACCTCGACCCGCACGTCCGTCCCGGAATTCGTCACCCAGATCGTGACAACCTGCCCGTCGGTCAGTGGACTGAACTCAATGCCCTGGTTCACTCCATCTATCAAGAAGTACTGATCCCCAGACCCGCCGTTGTATGCTACCTGGCAGAGGATGCTGTCCGCCGCCGTGTAGCGCACGTAGAAGTGATAATCTGGCGTGCTGGTCAGGAAGTTTCCCTCGATCGTAGTCCGAAACTGGTAGTCTTCCCAAGCGGCAGAACCGGCCCCGTCGTACCGATACTTAGCGTTGCCCGCCGATGGAGGATTGTGACGGTAGATCCTGCCGTACGCGCCTACGTCCTCAAACCGGAAATTCCCGAAAGAGTCGCTGACCTCGGTCCAGTCCCGGTTGGTCATGTCCTCCGACGGACCGGTGAAATCTTCCGTGTATAGGTTATTGCCCATTGTCCATCTCCACGCCTACGCCTATTTCCACGTGTTCGTCCACCATGATCTCTTTGCCCTCCATCGTCTTCTGCCTGGGGTCTGTCGGGCACCACCGCTTTTTGGTACAGGCTCCGGTCAACAAACCCAGGCCCACGCCGATCCAAACTAACACGGTCAACACGCCGCCCCAAAACAGCAGGAATCCATACACTCGACGGATGTTCAAAACCGCACCATCGCGTCCAGCATGATTGCAGCGTCCTGCTTGCTTGGCGCGTAGTGCCAGCCCGCGCCGACGGCCAGCCAGTCCAGTACGAACACGCCCGCGCTCATGCGGTACGATGCGCCTGCCCGGTCAAACGGGAACGTCGTACCCGCCCCGCCTAACAAGTATCCTCTATACTGCTTCCCCTGGGGGATCTCCGGCACCCAGGGCTTTTCTTCATAAAACCGCCAGCTCCGCTTGGTCAGGGATTGCGAAGGTGGGGTGGGAGAGGCCGGAACGCCGGCTGTCGCGGGAGGGTTGTACTCCTCCACGAGTTCCCACCCCACCTTCGCAGGCTTGGCGATGGCGTCCTGCCGCGTGTCTTCCTCAGCCTGCCGCGTGCACTGTTTGGCAAACATCACCGAAACGACGCCCAGGGCCACCGCCGTAGCCAACCAGGCGACCGTCAGCAACGTAGTCTTCCGGTCGCGCATCTTCCTTCACCCCTCTCAGGACTTGGCTACGCCAGCCCGCAGTGCGCCGATGCCCAACCACAGCGCCAATTGCTCGATCACTTCCCAGATGTTGTCGATCTCGGCCTCGGGAATCACGCCGAAGGACTTCAGCAACGTGATGACCACGCCGATGATCACAACGATGTACGTCTTTTTCCCCTGCAACCACTCGATCATTCGGGTGTGCCTCCTTTCCTCAGTTCTTCGACAGCCTCTTTGAGACCGTCTTTGAGTTCCTGGCCCACGTCGGCCACGTCGGCCTTGACCCGCCCGACACTGAACCAGTTGAACGCCGCGACCACGCCAACCAGGACGATAATGATACCTACGGCCGCCCTGGCCAGCCAACCTCGGTATGTGTTGTGCTTAGCGTCAACACTCCCGCGCAAAGTTTTGACGTCCTCCCGTGCCTCTTTGATTTCCTCTTTCAAGTGGGGGACGACCCGCTCCATGACCTCCCGGTTCACCTCTTTGAGCGTGGCCAATGTCGCCAATTGCTCCGCGTTGATCTTGTTTTGCTGCTCCTGGTACCTGCGAGCCGCTTCCCTAGCGTCGTGGAGGTGGCTTTCGACCGTGCCTAGCCGTGCGTCTATATAACCTAGTTGACGATCTACCGACGTATTGGGATCTACCGGGTCTCTGCTCACGCCGTCGGCTCCTCCCCACGCAAGAAGTCCAAAATCCCGCAAGCCAACAGCTCGCCGATGCCCAGAATATTGGCCAGGATGTAGTGGCGGTCCTGGGAATTGGTCAGGTAGCCTATCTCGACCAGCGTCGAAGGCACCGGCACGTTGTTGAGCACAGTCAGCCGCTTACCCAGCCACTCCCTGTCCTGCCGCACGCCCCGATTTCGCATGTCGGTCCGCGCCAAATAGTGATTCAGCGACGCGGCCAGAATCTTGTCCCCTTCGTCCCGATAGTACACTTCGGTGCCGCCCACCAGTTTCTGTTCATCCTGGGGCGTATCTGGGTTGTCTGCGATGGCGTTACAGTGGACCGAGACGAAAGCATCCGGTTTCTCCCGCTCGATCAGATTCAGCCGCTGGGTGAGAGACAGAAAGAGGTCATGTTTGCGGGTGTATAGGACTTCGACACCCCGATTCTGCAAATACCAGCCGATCGCCTGCACGACCAGCAGGGTGATGTCTTTTTCGTCGTGTCCACCAGCTTGTGCGCCCGGGTCGTGTCCACCGTGGCCCGCGTCCAACAGGACCTTGCCTTTGACTTGGTTGCTCATGTCGGGTTCCTCCAAAGCGTCTTCTTCCTCCCGCCAGCCGAACAGGGATTTGACCGCCCGCCAGCACATCATATCCTCATCGCCGACGGGATCACTCGCTGGGTAAGCTCGGCCAACGCACCAGACCCAGCGTCTACCTGGTCGTCGTGGAGTCCGTCTGGAAATAGTGAGTACTCGTTCAGGAAATCCCGATTCCATGGGCCACGCACAAGCAACACGTTTTTCCGCTCTACTTGGTTGGCTAGGGGGGTCGCCCGCTGTAGTTTATTCTTGGTAGGTATGCAGCCCTTGAAATCCCACCCGACAAATAACTTGGCGTAGTTGGCAATCACGGTTTTGCCGCTGGCCCCGCCCTCCTGCTCCATCCGCATCTTGAATCCACGGTGGCCTATGAAGCCTTCGTCAGAGTGGGCTGTCTGGAGTACGATGGTTTCGACGGCAGACGGGCCTTCCCGCATCCGGACTACATCAGGGATCACCAAGTGGCTACTGCCGGTCATGCCCATCAGCAAGCCGACGGCGTAGTCTGGGTCGTGGCTCTCCGTTCTGACCTCCGTGGCCGCCAAGTCCCAGAACCGACACCAGCGTCGGACTTCGGCGGGGATTGCGTCAATGATCGGGAAGTTCTCCCTCTTGAATATCCGACCGGCAGCTTGGATCTCCCAGTCTCCCTGCCGCAATTGCCTGCGGGTGATTGGGTCTAGGTAGTTCAACGACTTGTCGTAGTCAACCTGGTCCAAGTACGGATTGTCTTCCAGCCTGGCTGGGATAAATACCCGCCGCTCATTGGTTTGGGGGTCGACGCGGTGCGGATTGCTGATGTACCGCTCTTTGACCCACGCGCCCTTGGCGACCTGTTCCGGCCTGGGGGGGTTGGAAGCGCACCGGAATCGGATGGGCGTGTTGCTCTTGGCCAAGCGACGGAGCCGGGAGAACAGATATAGCGCCTGGTGCTCCCGGATAGCCACGGCTTCGTCTATGCCTACAAACTGGAATTCGGCGGATTGATAATTGAAGTGATCCAACGGGCCGTCCAGGTACCCGAATTTCAGGGTCGCGCCACAAGGGAACGTGAACATCCTGGCGTCGGCGTGCCACTTGACCAAGCCGGACTTGGTGTACGGAGCCAGCCACTGGTGCGCCCGGTCCATCAGTGCGCCGGGCATGGATAGATTCTGGTAGGTGTCCCGGATCAGCAGAGCGTTATATCCGGGTACGTCGACAAACTGGAGGGCCGCCATCAGCAAGGCGTTGGACTTGCCGCCTCCGGCCGCCCCCCCATAAAAAGCATCCCGGCACATGAGCAGCAGAAACGCTTGCTGCTTAGGCGTCGGAGTGTGCGGGATGAACCTAGTTAGCTTTGGTGTCAGGATCCGACCCAGAGCCGGGGACTTCCAGAACTCCTGCACTCTGGAGGATGCCGACGACCTCGGCATTTCGTTCTGCGTCACTGACAATGGGGACTACCTCCGCATCTACGACATCCTTGCCGTTGCCTCTATCCTTGCCTGGGTTCTGGTGGGCGCTACCCTGGAAGTAGTGCAGCTGAAGCGTCTTGCTGTTTGGAAACTGCCACCGGTCCGGGTGCCGGTTGCACAGCAAGAACATGATCGCAGTCATGTCCGGTGGGTAGTATGTTTTTTGCGTGAGCCGGACCACCTTGCCGCCACGTACGTGCTTGACCGTATCCATCTCCCGCTCGTACCCGGTAGCCAGTTTCACCAGCGACGTTTCCACTTTTTCCGTCGCAAATTCGTCTTTGCCCCTCCTGGCGGCATTATAAAAATCCGGATGCCGGTGGAACCAACTGTACAGCGTCATCAACGTCACGCCCAGCACCTTGGCCAAATCCTCCGTGCCTGCGCCAAGCTCTCGGCAAACGTTGTACGCAATGAGCGGGTAGCGCTTGGGGTCATACTTGGTGGGACGGCCGGCACCCTTGCGGTGCTTGGCCGGTCTGGGGCTCGAATATTTTGTGCGCCTGCGTTTAACCATGACGGCCTCCC